TTCTTCATACCCTTGACCAAGAAAAATCTTATGTCTCCATAACATATCCCTAATCAAACTAAATCCATTACTATGGACTCCACTACTTTCTATACCAATAACAACATCACTCTCACGAATTAAACTACCGTCTATTATCTCACTCTCCTCCACAATACCAGTACAGAACCCAGATACATCTCTGATGGGATCTACCAATGATGAACGTCTTGGATGCTCTGCTGTCTCTCCACCTAATAGACTGCAACCAGATTGCCTACATCCTTCTGCTATACCATCAACTAAATGTTTTACTAAATCCCCATGCAATTTTATATCTGAAGTACAAATATAATCTAAGAAATATAATGGTTTTGCACCACAGGTAATTACATCATTGACACACATGGCAACAAGATCAATACCTATACCATGCATTACAGATGGATTACCAGTTGCCTCTAACTCAGCAACATGCACTTTAGTTCCTACACCATCAGTACCAGAAACTAAAACAGGTTTCTCATATCCAGAAGGGACTCTCATCATCCCATTGAAACCACCAAATCCACCCAGTACTCCATGAGTATGAGTGGACTTAACAGTACTTTTAATTTGATTTACAAAAGCATTACCTGCTTCTATATCAACTCCAGAAGTTTTATAATCCATTATATAATAAATGTTGTTAAAAATGCGTAACCTATTAACCAAGCACACAATCCACCAAGTACCTTATAGTATTTGCGGATAGGTGTACCAAAGTATTGTTGTCCTATCATAAGACATTTATGTGCTGGTGACAAGAGGTATCCTGAATACTCTGTTGATAGAAACCAAACGAGATACTGAGGTCCAAAAACTGCTACAAGAGCAGAAGTCATACCAGCATACTTACCTGATGAACCCATAATCCACGATGCAAATGCTGCAACAATAGAGACAGGAATAATCATAGAAGAATCTGCACCTTGCAAATACTCCATAACAGGTCCGTGAATCTGCTTAACAACACCACCAAGTGCAAGAACCACTGTAGCAATGATAGCAAATTTACCATCAAGATACTTACCCCAGTTCCAGTCCTTACAGATGATACTATAATAACATGCCATAGCAGCAAACCAAGGGAAGAAGAATATTGCTCCTCCTTTACCTGTTGATAGTAAGAACCAAAGAGTAGCAATGAAAGGAGCCCATCCTCTCAATGCCCTTACCCAATTGAAATCACTAATGTTACTTAAGTCAGGTACAACTGCTTGTGGATCTACCTTAGAAAAAATATACCACCAAGTATATGCTAGGCATATGCTAAGTGGTATGATAGTATAACTTAAGAAACCCCAATAACTTATACCCATAACTGCCATAGGTAGTGCCACAGTTTTTTCAAGTGGACTCCACCAATAGTAATGATGAGTAGAAAGATAATCAATAATACCAAAAGCACTTCTCTTCCTCTTATCAGTTGGTGCTATCGCATCAAGTAAAGGTGCTGAGAGGGCAACTCTACCAGGAATAGGAAGAATGCCGCCAAATATAGAAGTGAGTATGATAAGAACTCGGTTGTCTTTGACATATCTTTTAATCAAGGAGTATACATCATCTAGTACATGATATTGTCTAATGAATCCACCCAATATCATGATACCAAAGATGTACCCCATATAGAGTTCATTCTTTAGTATCGATTCAATCATTTAGAAATTCACAGGTGCACTAGGAAGAGCAGCAGATGGTTCAGAAGATGGAGCAGCAAGATCATTAGTTCCTAAAGGAAGTGCTCCAGTACCAGCAGCACCACCCAATCCAGCACCAAGTCCTCCAAGAGAACCAAGTGCTTTCTCAGTAACACTTTCTATTATTGCGTCTTTATTAACGTAAACGTAAGCACCAGTGCCAACAACGGCAATAGATACAGCAGTAGACGCAAGAGCAAGTACATTGATTAGTTTTTGCATTGTTCTTAAATAAGTATTTTATTTATATTTCTCACCAGTATAGTACGCTTCATAGTATTTGACAAGCCCTGCTGTAGTATATTGATTACTACACCAGTCTTCTATACATTCCTCAACTGAAGAACCTGTATAACCATAACTAGAAAGTATCTTACGGCAATTTTCTTTTTTAGGTTTATCTTTACCAGATCTACTGATACTCACTTTCGTCACCAATATATGCTAGTGAAAAAATTTCATGTGATTCAGATGAATCAGGTTCTAACCATTCTTCAAATTCCTGAACAACAGAATAGGCATCAAAATATGAATCAGGATCTGATGATTTACTTAATAGATGAACTCTATCCAATGCCCATTGATGTGCATCTTCAACTGTTGTTCTCAAATTTTCCATAATTTTTTTTCATGTACCTGCCAAGAATATTGCTATTATAATATGCAGGTTCCCCATTGTCAAGAGACTCCATCAATACATTATTTAAAAATAATTGTTTAGTCTCTTCGTAATTTACTTTACCAAGAGTCTCATGAAGACTTATTATCTCTCGTTTGAAATTGGACTTTCCAAGAGATTTAACATCGGCTTTAAGTTCTTCAGAACTTCCGTAGTATTTTTTCCAGTCACTCTCAGTCGTAACCCTCCGTTTCCCTTTGCCACTTCTAGGCTTTCTACGCTGTGTAAAATACTTTCTTCCGATGTATTTCTGCCCTGAGATTGTATTTGTAATACAGTAGACGTAACCGAAGAAGTCGCCAATATCGTCAGAAGTGAAAGCTGTACCTTTGTAGTACCAGGGATTTTCATAATCTCCCTCACTATTCGATTCCATTTCATAATTTTTATATCATTCTCCGTTATTTATCCACCAGCATAATCATCCCAGTTTTCACATGGAGATTCAGTATATGCTTTCATACAGTCCTCAAGACTATAATTTAAATCCTGAGAAGGAGTCTTTGGTAACGTCTTGTTTGATTCCTCCGACAATATAGGATTCGACTTCTGTTTCTTGTGGTGCAACTTGGAGTCCTTTTGAGGAAATCCAATGCTCTGTCCAAGGTAATGGATTATTCTTTGCAGGTATGTCATAGATTGGTTTAAGTCCTATTGATTTCATACGACGATTGGCAATCCATTCCACATATTGCATAAGTAATTTATCATTAAGTCCAATCATAGTACCTTCTTTAAACAAATATTCTGCCCAACGCTTTTCTTCATCGACAGTTTTTTCAAATGCTTTGATTAACCAAGGTTCTTGTTCCTTAGCAATCTCAACCATATCTGGATCGTCACCCTTATTCCAATAGTTTAATATGTTTTGAGTGATTGCAAGGTGTTGGTTTTCATCTCTTGCAATGAGGGATATGATTTTAGCACTCCCTTCCATAAGTTTGAGCTCACCGAAAGCAAAAGAGCAAGCAAAACTGACATAGAAACGAATCCCTTCAAGAATATTAACATTAGCAACTGCCCTGTATAAGTGTCGTTTTAAATCTTTCCTAGTCCATTCTTCTGAGGGAGAACCCTTAGAAGCAGGTTGCCACATATTACCACTAGCCCACTCTTGTGCATAGTTGATAAATGCATTATAAGCACCAGTAACACTTTCTGCACGTTCCATGATACGATTATCACTAAGAATTGTATCAAATACCTCAGAAGGATCTGAATATACATTCTTTATGATGTATGTGTAGGAACGACTATGAATCATTTCCATCATTTGCCACACGTTCATACATGCTTCTAATTCTGGAAGAGAACAGTATGGTGAGAATGCCATACCAGGTGCTCTACCCTGAACAGAATCAAGCATTACTTGATACTTAAGGTTTGATGTAAAAATATGTTTTTGCTCTGGACGTAGTGATTGATAATCACCTCTATCTTTTTGAAGAGATACTTCTTCAGGTCTCCAAAAGTAACCTAACTGAGACTTTGTTAAGTTCTCAAATGCAGGATACTTATAAGAATCATATCTTTGAACTCCTAATGGTTTACCAAAAAACATAGGTTGTTTCTTGGTATCAACCTCTTCGGAATTAAAGACAGTCATCGAATCAATCACTGGCTTTTCCATTGAATCTTTTCTAAATTGCACAACTTTCACAAGACTCCTCTTCAGAATTAATAAGTTCGTCAACTAAGGATTGTAATTGGGTATGCCCCTGAATCCCTACCTCATCGCTAGTAGGAAGTGCTATTTCAACTTCATCTGTCTTAGCATCATAAGTGTTCTGGTAATAGGATGTCTTCCAACCGTACTTATATGTAGTAAGTAAGTCTTGTGCCATTACTGAAACAGGAACCTCGTTATTATCATAATGTTGTGGATTGTAACTCCAGTTTCCAGAGATCGCTTGATCAAAGAATTTCTGCATCACAGCAACCACATTAATATAACCACTATTGCTAGGCATATCCCAAAGAAGCGTGTAGTTATTCTTAAGTGTACCATAAGATGGAACTATTTGCTTTAATGGTCCTTTCTTAGATTTCTTAACTGAGAGATAATCTCTAGGTGGTTCAATACCATTCGTAGCATTACTTACGACTGAAGAAGATTCTGAGGGCATCTGAGCAGACAAAGTACTATTTCTGATACCATACTGCTTAACTTCTTCTCTAAGACTTTCCCAATCATGCTGTAATATGTTTGGAACAATCTCATCTACATCTTTCTTGTAAGTATCGATAGGTAGAATACCTTGAGCATACTTAGTTCTATCTGAGTAAGTACAAGCACCCTTTTCCTTTGCAAGATCAACTGATGACTTAATCAAATAATACTGGAAAGATTCTGTCAAGTCATGAACCAACTTCCATGCTTCCTTATCGTCGTATTTAACACCCTGCTTTGCAAGATAATGTGCAAGTCCAATAAAACCTACTCCAAGTGAACGACGTGCTCTTGTAGCGATTTCTGCTGCGTTGACGGGATATCCCTGAAAATCAATAAGTTCATCGAGGCTCCTAACACTAAGATCACAAAGAACTTCAAGATCCGAAACATCCCTAATCTTGCCAACATTAATAGCAGAAAGGATGCAGAGAGCAATTTCACCAGCTTTGTCATCAATGTGTTGTATAGGTTTTGTTGGTAGTGTGATCTCTTGACACAAGTTACTCATCTCCACTTTATCCAAGAAGGATGAGTGGGTATTGCAATGATCAATATTCATCAAATATATTCTACCAGTCTCTGCTCTTTCTTTCAAGAGATCTAAAATCAATTCCTGTCCACCAATAGTAATTCTAGGAATCGATTCATCTGCTTCAAATTCTTTATAGAGATTATCAAAGTCATCAGTTCCAAAACTATCATAGAGTCCAGGTACATCATGTGGACTGAAGAGAGATACATTTTCATTGTTAATAAATCTCTCATAAAATAGTTTACTTAACTGGATGGAGTAGTCGAGTTTTCTGACTCTGTTGTCTTCTGTTCCTTTGTTGTTTTTGAGGACGAGGATGTCTTGTATTTCTTGATGCCAGATCGGAAAGTGGACAGTAGCTGAACCGCCTCTGATCCCGTTTTGTGTGCAGCATCTGACAGTGCTTTCAAACTTTTTAAGGAAGGGGACGACACCTGTGTGTTGAACTTCTCCACCTCTGATTTTAGCGTTGATCCCACGGATTCTCCCTGCGTTAATACCGATACCAGCCCTCTGTGCGACATATTTGCCAATAGCCATATCACTGCTAAAGATACTATCGAGGGTGTCATCAATATCAACCAGAACACAAGATGCATATTGACGAAGGGGTGTTCTGACACCTGCCATGATTGGCGTTGGGATGTTGATTCTGTGCTTGCTGATTGCGTCATAATACTTTTTAACGTAGTCTAATCTTGTCTCTTGTGGATATTTAGAAAATATAGTCGCAGATATCATAAGATACATGAACTGTGGTGTCTCATATAAAGAACCATTACTTCTGTCTTGTACCAAATACTTGTCAACTACTTGTCTTAAACCAGCATATGTGAATAACATATCTCGTTCATGATCTATAAACGATTCAAGTTTTTCAAACTCCTCATCAGAATACAACGAAAGGATTTCTGGATCATATATTCCTTTCTCTACACAACGTTTGATATGATTACTCAGTGTTGGTAGTTCATGAATACGTCCAAACAATTGCTTACGTAATGAAAACAATAATAAACGTGCTGCAACAAACTGATAGTTAGGATTATCCAAACTAATAAGATCACTAGCAGACTTAATTAAAATCTCCTGTATCTCTTGAGTTGTAATACCATCATAGAATTGTATTCCAGAATTGATTTCTACTTGAGAAGCAGATACTCCTGCAAGTCCTTCACATGCCTGTTCTACCATAACATGCATCTTTTCCAAATTAAGGGCTTCTATACCTCTTCCGTTACGCTTCTTAACTTTGATGCCGTTGCTCATACCTTTTTCCAGTTGTTAAATTTAACTTTTGCTTCTAATCCCGAATATGTATTCGATTTTAATATATCCATAATATCATAGTTAGCAAGAACCATGTCATTAATGTCCTTCTCTTCTATGCTTCTTGGCCAGATGACGACTTGTTCACCTCTGTTGATGCACTGTTCGATTCTCCCAAGAATTTCTTGATTACGAGGTTCGTTATCGTAAACGTAAACAATGCTGCTTCCTTCAAGATGTGCCATGTCACCGTCGCTGCCACATAGAGCGACACTATTTTCGACGAATGTGCTGTCAAAAGGTCCTTCAACCACGTAGACAGTTTCTTTTGGATTGACTCTTTCCAATCCATAAATTTTTGGAGCATTGTCATTCAACATCACAGTGATATATTTAACAAAGTTCGGACCTAAAGCCCTACCTTGAAACCCGATTAGATTACGTTCTGTATCATACATCGGAATTATGATTCTTGACTCATCCCTATGGGTAGTGTCGAACGTTTGTTTTTGAGTATTTGCCCACTCTTTAAACTTACTTGCAAAGTAAAATTTAGTAGGATCCAATTTTCTCTTTTCAAGATATTCCCTTGCAACAGAAACTTCTGATGCCTTTGGAATATCAAGACTTTTTTTGAAAACTGGTTTCTTAAAATCAAATTTAGGTTCCTCAATTATAGATCCCTTACCAGTATTCCTAGTTTGGAACTTTTCAAAAACGTATTGTTTATGAAGAGTGGGATCTAACTGCTTTAGAAAATTACTGAAAGTGCTAGAAGCACCGCAATTATGACACTTGAAATTAATATCCGCTTTTAAGGGATACAAATATCCTCGTGCCTTATTCTTATGCTTTTGGGAGTCACCACAAATCGGACAACGGAAATTATATAAATCCGCTTTGACTCGTTTGAATTTTTGTAGTCGTGAGGAGACTAATCCAATATATTTTGAATCAACTAGATCCATTAACAAGAGTAATCTCTTGAGGTATTATACTTGTTTGAACGTCTGGTGTCAATGCTGACCTTAAAACTCTTTGTCCGATTGGACTTACAATGAAACTTATTATACTTAACGCACCAAAAATTGACCACATTTTCTTTTCCATCAGTCGGAGACGATCATCTACCTTGCGAATATCTCTCTCACATCCTGCTTTAATCTCCGAACTCTGACGGTTAACTTCTCTATGAAGCGATTCAATCTTCTCGAATAATACTGCATCTATCCTGTCCTGCTTATCTAATTTTTCATCATGGACAGCAAGCATCTGTCCCATCTTAATTGAATTATCACTAAGTGAATCTATTACCTTTTCTAATCTTTGTAATAATGGAGTATTATTTTCCATTAGTAAAATCTAACCAACGCTTCCTAGAATGTAATCCCATGTAGATATTCTTTTTCTTTTTCTTATTTACAGGAGGATCATCACCTGCTTCAACGGAACCAGCAATTCCACCACCACCCATACTCATGGTTGGAGCATCTTCTTGAAGTCTTCTTACTATTGAAATAACTCTGTTAATATCCATTAGAGGTTTTTTAATTCTTCTAAACAATAAGGATCATTCTTCATATTATTGATTTTGGTTTTTGGAAACTCTGGCAACCTATTTAAGAATATTAAAAAACTCTTAATAGCAGGCCACAACTCCTCTTCCAAATGATAAAACAATAACGGAACCGCAGCTTCATTAAAGACATTAAAAAGGATTATCAAGTGATTTAAAATAAGGTGAACCTTAAGCTCACCCGTATTTTTATATCTCTTCAATAATCTTTTGACATATCTAATACGCTTCAAGTCAGACTCAAAATCGTCCTTAGTGACTGATTGCGGATTGTCGTAGAATTTTATAGCAAAGAGCATATAGTTGCTCTCATTCAATTCATCAAATCTCATATTAAACTAGTTCAAATTAATTAACTATCTGGAAGTAAAGTATCATCTCCAGAGTCAGCAGATATAGTGCTACCAGCAACTAAAACTTCATGCTTCACCCTAAGATTTCCTGCATTATCGTTGTATGTAGTTATGCCTACCCAACCTGCGTGAGGAGGTGCGTACTTACGTGCATTACCTGATGCAGCGTTAGCAACACTCATCTCAGTTGTATCTACACCGTAAATGTTACTAGCATCATGGTGAGAATCCTGTACAGTATATACTGGTTTCTCACGAATTTCATAATCTACATTAGTGAATGCACCAGGAAGATTAAGATTGGTGAGTGTTAATTGTGTAGCGGAATCGATACTTTTAATAACACCTTCACCAACACCAGCACCATCAGTTGCTAATGTAACTACTTGTCCAACCTTTACACCATTACCTGATGTAAAAGCAATACTGCCACTCTGCTTTGTAAGCACTCCAGCAGTGGTACAGTTTACTTTTCCAGTAGAATAAACTGTGTCTTTTGTACCCCAAAGAGCCATGTTTCTATTTGCGAAATTTTGTTTCTCAAAGATATTTATACAATTAACGAGCCTGTATTGCTTTGGTTACTTGTGCTAATAACTTGTCATCCATATCAGTCTTAGTTAATTTAACTGCTTTGGATAAAATAAGCAAACAAACTTCTATAAGCTTTTCGCCCAATTCTTCATTTTCTGGAATCTTTGCAACAGAATCCGAAATGATTTTAGTTGCTATTGGTAGTAAAAAGGAAAACATTATCTTAAGTTATATCTATCTTATATAGTAACTTAAGTTAAATTATTTCTTATCGTAAACTTTTTTACCTTTTACCATTCTACCAGATCCTTTCGCATCATAGAACTTAATACCTTTTCTTACTCTTTCTATGTAAGCATCAGATTTCCTTTTACGATTTTCTTCTTTGTCTTTCTGCCTCTTTTTGGCTGCTTCTACATTTGCCATATAATCTTTAAATGAACCTATGTCCTCTTTAACTATAGTTGCTTTACCACCACCTTTCTTAATGCTGTCAACATACTTCTTAGCAGTCTTCTCATCTTTATACGAGAATTGAGAAGGTTTTTCCTGCCCATCACTTGAAGCAAGAACTCTATATCCTTCTTGCGAAAATGCTTTTTTCATCTTACCAATAGCATCACCCTGTAGATGAGGTGGTAATTTTGATTCCCTTTTCTTGTCTGCTTTCTTTTTAGCATCACCCAGTTTACTATGTTCTATTTCTGGTTTCCAATCTTCTTTAACACCACGCCTTGCTTTGTGCTCTGCTCTTCTTTGATCAATCATCTTACCTCTTTCACTATTAGTATCAAATATAGCAGGTTCTCCCTCCTTACCAAACTTTCGTTTGTTTCTTACTGATGCCTTACCATAATCTGAACGGTTCTTTTCTACCTTTGCTTCATCTACAACTTCTTCTTTAACACCACGCTTTGCCTTATGCTCTGCTTCTCTTGCTTTCATTGCATCTAAACCAGGAGCACCCTTCTGTCCTTTCTTCTTCATCCATGCCAAAGTTCTCTTCTGAACCTTCTCACCTGTTCCACTATAATAATCTTCTTTGACTTTCACACAGTTA